GGACTTTTATAAGGTATATTTCTACACCAAACAAAAGGATATGGAGAAAGATCTCCAAAATACATTTTGGCTTATCTAACCAAAATATAATTGGCAATCCAAAACTCCACCAAACTTGGAAATAAAATACAATATTTAAGTACTTGAATTCAAATTTGAAACACAACTTAGCTTTCCAACCAAGCTATGATCTCATTCAAACTCAATTAGAAACACTAATATTTTATTTATTCAATTGCGGCACCACTGTAACTGTGCCTGTTTGCACTGACATCGTGTGTCGTGTGCCTTTCTCTATCTACATTGTTATCGTCCCCAGGAGCTGCTAATGCAAACAGTCTTGTCTTTGTTCTACCAACATTCGCTGCCAGAATCTGGTGCTTGATATCAAGTTGACTCTGGGACAATTGGGCTTCGGCAAGAAAATCTATACCTAGCCATTTATTTTCAATACTTGTGTACCCAGCATTTCTAGCAGCTTTTATCACAAACGCCTTACCTGCAGCAACACTATTCTGATACATGAGGATAGCTTGGCTAGAGAAGTTTCTCATAACCTTCCTCATAGTCGGCAATGCAAATTTGTACATTGGTTCCATTGGATACTCAAAATCATCAACATCTTCCCCCTGAGAATTCAACTCGACTGCTCGCCACGACTTCTCATTTTTCCTTTCATCGCTAGTACCATTCACTATACAGTTCACTATCCAAGCTGGTAAAATTGTGCGATAAAATTCCTGTATATTAACTCCATATGCTTTAGCAACCTCAATTGCCCAATTCTCAACTTCAATTCCTGAAGCAAGTTGATTATCTATAGCATGAGATGGAGGTATGTATGCCAGGAAATTCTGAATTACATCAGGAGTTAGATTATCCCTTTGAGAGCGTGGAATCCAAATGTAAGCTGACTGTGACACCTTTGGAGGCTTGAAAGTCTTCTTAATCTCAAGAGCATTAGTTGGGATTTTATCAATGTCATCCCGTCTAATGGTATTTCCATCTCCTCTAATTTTGAATTTCGGCTTTCTTGGATCAACTTGCTGATTATTCTGGCTTTCATCAACAACTTCCTTTCCAGATCTCTGATCATTACCATCATCACTATCATCATCGACCACTTCTCCATCATCTGGCTCTCCACATGGCCTCTTCTTTGTTTGCAATCCTTCATCCTTCAGTTTCTGAAGTAACTCATTTACACGCTCAACTTGTGGGGCTCTCAATCTCCTAGCCTCAAATGGACTACGTGTTCTTGTTGGTCCATTATCCTTCCATATCTTCTTTAGAGCAGTGATCTCCGCTTCAATCTCCTCCTGATTTAAGGCCTGAACATCAATCGTTAGAGCCACTCCTGCCTTCTTCTTCTCTTGCTTCACCACTAAGTTATCAAGAAACAATTTGACTTTCTCTAAAGCTCTTCTTCTGTGGGAAAAATCATTCTTAATGCTGCTTGGCATTTCTGCGAACGTACAACTACATTCGTCAGGTTTAAATATAGGATCCCAACCAAAACCATTGTTACCTCGTGGCGGCACAATTTCACCATTTACAACTCCTTTAAACACAACCGGATCAGACAATTCATTGTGCACATATGCGAATGTGCATAGTGCGTACGCTGATTTATCTCCAAATGCTGACAGCATTTTAACAACACCTTCAAGACCCAATTCTTTTAAAAACCATTTTATGTATGGCCCAGGAAGTCCATTGAAAGCATTAAAGCAGAGACATGTATCTTCGACTAAAACAGGACTATTAGTCATCTTCACTGCTAATTGCGCTTTCTTTATCACAATTTCATCCGGAGTCCCTTGCACTTCTGGTAAATCAATGTTCCTAGCCATAACATCACTTGAAATGCCAAGAATAGACTTCACTTCTGCTAATTTTCCCAAATTTCCTGTCACAAATGTAACTGGAAATTTCATTTGCAGTTGGGATATTCTATCATGGCTCTCAGTTCTCAACTCAAGCTTCTCTCTTCCTCTCAGATCTTCAGTCTGTGTGTCAACATAACAATGTTCGAATGATGGTGGTAAAATACCTACCAGCCATTCTTCGTTGATATCTGTGTAATCATCTTTGTAAAGTCCTTCTACACGCTTTCTATCCAGTAATGGATACTCACAACCTTTCTCGGTAGCCCAGAAAACCGCATACCGCTCAATTTCAACCATAGGGTCATCATATCCATAACTTTCAATATAAGCAGCATTAAGAGCACTCCGCGTTCGCATAATCTCATCACCTCTCTCCCATTCAAGAATTGCAACAATTCTTTCTTTCTTCAACTTTGGAATATACACATCATCTTTCAGCATGAATGAATGGCTCATATACTCAATTGTTTCTATTGACTTGTGAACATCATCAAAAGTATAATCTAAACCACATTCTGAAAACAACTCTCTGAACCTACTCTGAATTATGCTCACTTCGTCATCAGGAACATTGAGAATCAGATCATCCCCGTTACACATGTACTTGAATTGCATCACTCTTCCTTCACTCTCCATGACAGCCTTGCAATATTCCACAACAATCATTAGTATAATAGTGTTATCAACAACTGTAGAAGGTTGTCCACTATTATTTCCACGGTGCTTCTTAGTAATGTATCCGTCAATTGTTAAAATTGGCGTATACACTATCTGTGTGTATAAATTGCGAAGAGCTGCCCTCTCAATATCATCAAAATTTCCAAATTTTTCTCGCATGTGACACACTAATTGAAACAAAATGGGAGCTAAAGAAGTATCAAACCTACTACCATCACAATCTATGAAGTTCCAACTATGGTTAAAATACCTAGCTAATCTATCCCAACCTTTATTAAATTTATTGATTCCTACAGTCCAAGGTCCCTTCAAATGATTAAAATAAAAGAAATGATTAAAATTATCAACTAAAATCTTTCCCCCTAACAGCAAATCAATTGGAGCTCCAGTAAACACTCTCGTTTTCTGCTCAAGTACTTTCTCAACAGGTCTCAATTCTGCTTTGAGTGAGCCACTCCAAATACCAACATCCCCACCAGCCAAGTGTTTGAAACTTTCACGCACTGCCATGATGAAATCTGCAGGCTCCATGGACTTGAACCAGTCTTGTTTTTTCCCTTGATACAGTGCACCCATCGCGGCTTTCTTATTTAAATCCTCCAAAATCTCAATAGGATCCCACTGTGGTCCAGCTTCTTTAAGAAATCCTAGATCCTCAAACATTTCTTCCACTTTTAAATAAGCTCGTATCAAGCACGAGAAATTCACTGACCCAACTCGAACTGGCTCATTGTACTTCAACAATCCTTTCCTAAAAGCTGGCTTGCTCAAAATGCTTGGGAGATATTGGTCTCGCAATTCCTTTGTAAAAGCACAATTTGGAAATTGCTCACAATATCTCATGAAACTCTCTCTCTTCCCTTTAATGACGTGATTATGATAAACCTCGCGATTAACATAACCAACAATCATTAAGTTACCATCAATTAATTCTTCACCTTCGTTCGCTTGCACTGTGATGGTATTAATCGCTTTTGTCATAGGAAAAAACGTTGATACTCTTGCCACGGAATTCCACTCAACAAGATCAGGATTAAATGTCCAAAAATCTGTCATTTGGATATCACCACTGATACAATTCAGTAACTCTTGATTCACTGGAGTGTATACAGCTCGCAGTTTCTCCTCTCTACTGTTTCTAATCACACCACTGTGGAACCCCACCACCTTTTGATCAACTGTTGCAACAATTGGACCTCCACAATCTCCTGGTTGGCCATCGTATTTATACGCCCAAAGGTGCGCAAACTGTCCACCAGCAGGATATGTGGTGCTCTTGTCACTAACTTTCATCACGATCTTCCCATTGATTCTAGTAAAACACACGATAACCACCTCCTCTCCCAACTTTGGTTCACGCATTACAATTTTTGAACGGAATGGTTGAACATCATTCGGCAATGGGCAAATAGTAATATCATAATCTGTGATCTTCCTGCACTTGATATTCTTCATTGGTCCAAAATCAAACTGTCCTCTTGTAGTTGCAATGACTAATGATTCTTCCCTATCTCCTTTCTCAGCTAAATGATATGGAATAACGCATTTTGACCCATGAAAGAAACAATTTAGTACACGAGTCCCAAGACGCGCTCTACCAAGTCTAACCAAGATATGATCATAAGGATTTGTTAGCTCTGGTTTTGCAACTTGAACTTCAACTTCATCTTCCTTTTCAGTCTTCTTTATCAGTGGTGCACCTGTCTGCCTCCATCTACCTTCTTCTTCTGGAAATCCCATTGGGGCTAAACTCATGCTGCTCGTCATTTTTGACCGATGTGGCGTCAAATTAACAATTGTTTCCTCATCAGCCCCTTCTTTCCTGAAAGCTAAAGAAACTTTCTTCCCAAACATGCGATCATCCCGCAAAATATGATAATCATCATCCAATTCAATCATCATTGCATCAACATTTAATTCTTTCACATCCCACGGTTCAGTCTCAAGTTTACCAACTCTCATGACAACTTCATCGAATTCTAGAGGATTGACTCCATACAATTGATGAAATACCCTCATAGGTCGATTTATTTTCCCCGCTTTCCATCCTTTCTTCCTTGAATCCCTTTCTTTTTGAGCTTTTGTCATCTTGGCAGAGATAACATCATCTGTGTACTCAGGACCAAAATTCTCGTAAGTCTCTTGATCGTCCATGTCAAACATCAATCTTCCTGTTCGCTTATCTCTGTTGTACTTGTGTTTCGCTTGTTTTTCAACGAGTTCAACTGCAGCACTTCTCCTCATATACCAGTAAGCAAACGTGCCTGTTGCAACAGCTAGACCAACCACACCAAGAATTAGTGACTTATCGTAATTTCTTTTAACACTCATAACCTTCTCCTCAATATAATCACTAGCACATTGTGATTCAAGATATTCTGCTGAATGAGGATTCTCACTGAAAAACCGAACAAGAGATTCATAATCATCGATTCCTCTAACTCCATTTAACTGGTTCAAGAGTAACTCGAGCCGCTGAATTCGGTTGTCAAGAATTTCTTTTGTTTTCTCTGCTTTTCTTGGAATCCACCCAACCATCAAGCTCATCAAACTCTTATTCCTGGGTGTACTTGAATGGTATGTAATACCATCTCTCCACTGCTTGACTTCATCTAAAATTGTTGCCACTAACGCCCTTGACTCATCTATATTTGACTCTCCTATACTTATTTTATGAGCTACGGTATGAAAATCAACGTTATCTACTTTGTAACCACACTGCGATTTTGGCTTTGCAGCTTTGACACACTCAGCTAACTTAACGATAAAATCATCACTCATGTCCGAGCAGTACCACGGAATTTGAACTTCTTGCACATGACGTGAGCTATCGTCAATTCTAATATACTCTTTCAACCTTCTCCAACCACTCATATTAGTAGCTAAATACGTACTACTGACCCCTACCGCATCAGTATGTAGCAAAAGACTTTTCATCAACTCAAAAACTGGTCTCGGCATGAAACCTTGTTTATCTACTAAGTGAGCTGTGAATATATAATTCGCTTCAAACATAGATGCTGTCAAAGCTTGCCTCTGTGTAACACTCCTAACTGACCCTATATCCACATCATCAACTACTGGTTTTAAACCATAAGCAAAACAAATTAATGCACTCTCTGTTGACCCCACTCTACTTCTCATTGAATCAGGCAACGTCTCCCTTCCAAATTTGTACACTGAGCCTCTCTTCATTCTCCCGACTCTCCCAAATCTTTGTTTCCTTTCAGCTTGTGAAATTCTTTGCCTCTGCATTAGAATGCACCTATCTTCTGAGCATAAATTTGGACTTATGCGTTCGCCAAAATCAACAACTACATCAACATCAAGGGTAACACCATTCTCGATGATGTTAGTTGCGACAATGAACTTCACCTCTCCTTGCAGTCCGTCCACCATTTTCTGAACTTCTGTGTTTTTCCTGAAATTTCTTCCATCAACTTTAATTACAGGAAATCCTTTGTCCTTAAGTTTATCTGCACAAACATCAACATCCCTATATGATGCAACAAACACCAAAATGTTTCCAGACTCCTTTGTAACATCACCAAACACAGATGTTCCCTGCAATTCAGCCCATTTCTTGACATCCATTACCTCAAGTGTGTGTATATCAACTTTATGATTAGTTGATAAATCAACGTTGTGGCCAACATGCGTTGCCGATGTCTTAATTATTTTCTTGTCAGGGCTCAACTCACGTAACAATGAGAATAAAGGATTCAAATGAACAGGAAATGTGTGAACCTCATCCATTATTATGAATTGAAATTGTGCTAAATTCCTGGGATTGTGATGGAAATGATTCAAGGCATACCCATATGTCATGATAGTAATTGGTTTTGAACCAGTTCTGACTCGACCCCGATAAGCTAATGATACATCAAAACCAAACAAGCTCATGAATGACTCATGCAGTGCATTTGCCAAAACTCTCGTAGGCACACACACAAGGACTGCCCCGTACCTTATTAGCTCATATGGTAGAGTTGTTGACTTGCCCGTTCCGACTCCACCGTGAACACGTATATCTGTTGCATTCAAACAATTTATCTGATCAGCTAATTCATTCGCTTTCCCACGTTCCAAAGTTAACATGGGTCCACTTGTGGTTGGCTCAATCGAAACTAGATTGTATTTAATACAATGCTCAATCCATTCTCCAAATGTTTGTGCACTTGAACTTCTAGAATCTCCAGGAATCTCAACCTCAAATGTTGTGAATTTTAGATCATCATCTCCATCTTGCTTTTCTATGAAATCTGGACCTAGTGCGCTAAATATTGTTTTCATCTTTCCAATGGCTGACACACATCCAACTGCCCAGTCATAGTTTAGGAAACTAAGAAACAGAGTCGCAGCGGCACACCATTTTAAGACAAAAGACTCTTCCTTTCGGCCTTGCACTTCAACAAAACCTTCCTCATTCTTTATTGCTAGCTTCTTCTCACTCACAATTAATTTCTTAAGATAACCAACTATTTTACTAGAAAAATTCGAAACTAAAAAGATGAATAACACACACATCGCTTGTCTAAACCAAAGATTCCAATAACCATAAACTGAAACTCTAGCTAAATGAACTATTCTAGACCACAAGAATAAAATACCACTATCGACACAATTTACAAGACTATGGTATTTACTCTTACACACTTCTGAGATCCAATTGATCAACATCTCTATTCCCGGTTTGGAAATGATGCAAGAGATTGCACTCGATTTCTCTGATTGTTTCTCCTCGCGTTCCACCCAGTACGTATAGAGATTTGATGAGCCTATACCTAGCTTCAAACACAAGCGTTCGCGCCAAGAAAATAACTCTCCGTACTGATGTTTGATGAGCTCGCGAGACATAATTTCTTGTGCTTCTAACTGTGTTTTTTTCTCAATTATTCTATCTATTAACTCATACTTGTTATATTCTAAGACTGACTCAAAATGCGCTCTAATCAAATTTCTAACGCGCAACACATCTGGATCCAATTTATCGTTGACAGTTTCACTAATTATCTCCTTCATAAAATGAGAATACTCAGTGCACACATCTTCGACACTATTGAACATGTCCAAATGCTTGCCAACATACTCCATTTTAACTAGAATATCAATTATTGGACTACCCTTCAAGATCATGTAATCTACAAATTTGTAAAACCTGGCTTTCCTTGCGTATAACCACAATGTACTAGGAGTGCAACATGATCTAACTAATTGAGTTATATCACTTTCAAAGTGCTTAATGAACTTATCTTTCGATTTTGCCCAACTAAGATTGAAAGAATATAAATCAATTAAGTCCACCTCTGTTTTGGTCTTAACGCGCATGGCATTTTCAATTTTATTGCTAATCAGACTCTTCCCTTGAACAACACAAATGTCGTTGATAAAATCAAACTTATCACGATCCTCTCCCTGAACATTGTCTCTCAAAATGATCGCTCCGCTCCATCCAGGACGAATCATCCTATAAGTAATTTTCTCGCATGATCGGAAAATTTTTCCTGCATTTTTATGCTCCAAGAAATACCGATCTTCTTCAAACATGTCATCACACTCAATTTTCCCAAAGATATGCTTGAGTTTAACCATTGGAATGGCTTTCCTCTTGCTATTATCAATATCAATGATAGGAATCCCAGACTCACAACAAATTTCAGTCAATTTCCTGGTAAGATCAGAAACATTTGCCACGAGTCTTGTCTCACCTCTTCTTTTAATTAGGGCTTTCTTCGTAACACGAATCTCCTTATCCTCAAGTAGTAAAACCCTGTCTACAACTCTCTCTTCCACATCACTTCCCAACCACTCAAGCGATGCAGCTTCCACTAAGTTATCCTCAACATCCAGTTCAATAGGATTTATTGGATAAAACTTTGTTTCAGTCTGAACGAACCTATCATCATCAATGTGCTTGATTTCAAAACAATGATCACAATCGCTTGTAAACGCTTCCAATGCTGTTGCTTTTGTTCTACAAACAGGACATTCAAAGGCACAAGCAACTGGATCATACATGAATCCATAGCTTGTAGCCCTTCTGAGCCTTGCAGCAGCCTTTAATTCTTGCCCCTTCTTATTCTTGAAAAGACCTCCCCACTTTGTGTCATTGAGGAAGTTTTTCATTGCTACATAACTGCGGCAGTAAACAGAATTTCCAATTACAGAATATAAGTCAGTTACTTTCCGCCAACTTTCACCGCTTTCTTTCCTATGGTATTTCTGTTCTGATTGCCCCTCAGGACCAGAGCCATCATTTCCTGCCAGAAGATCAGTTGGAATTTTCTCTATAATGTTGTTCTCTTCATCAAGCTTGATAGGCTCAAAGGAACCAAAGGTGATAGTCTTGAATAGCTGGATAGTCGACATCTGCAGGTATTCAGTGCTATAAATATATAAAAATGTATCGTAAACTTTCGTAACAGCTTGCTTTCTCACAAATTTGAATGCACAGTGTTTGTATGCGATGTATTTTTATGTATTCTTATGTCATGTTTATTTTT